AAGCTACGCCAGAACTTCCAGCAAGCCCAGAAACAGCATAAACGGAAGCCTGTCCTGGAGTTGTTGTGGCTGCGGTTGCAGAAACACCAGAAGATAAAACTACAGGCGTAAATTGATTCCAAGGTCCATCATTCCATGAACCTCTACTCCAACCCTGTAAAGTTGAATTAGACATTTAAGAAATTCTTATAATTGCTGTACTAGAAGCTGCGGTAGGAAACTGTATTGTAAATGTGCCACTAGAAGAACTTTTATTTCCCCCAAAATCTAAAGCACAAACAGCTTTGTTACTTTGTGAACTATTATAAATTAAACAACCTCTAGCTGTTATCGTAGCAGTTGTGTAACTTAAATCAGCAAAATCACAAAAACCAACAGTTCCAGAAGAAGTTGGTGTCACATTAGTAAGAGCAGAGCCACCAGTCGTATAACTCCCACTAGTCGCAACTTCACCAGTTGTTGTAAACGCAGTAGTGGCGGCTCCTAAAGTAGCGGTAGTGCTAGATTTACCACCACCAGATATAGCATACAGAGCCAACTTAAAACTATTTTGTCCGTTTGTAAAATTATGTGTAGCTGTAAGTAATTCTTTTTTAAAAGATGTACACATCGCTTGAGTTATTGCCATCACAGCCTCCTTATCAAATTTGCTAACTCTTTGTGTCCGTTTTGACGAATCACATGACAGATTGTAGCACGCTCTTCTTTTTTTGCCAAGCTGAGATGATAAAATAATACTTGTTTTAGATTTTGTCTAAATGCCTCAGCTTGTTCTCTAATTGCTGGAGGAGCATTTTTTGATAAAAACATTATTTTGTTTATGGCCATTTCCATAATTTGTTCTGTAGAAAGACCACCATTATCAGAGGTGGTAACTCCTACATTGTTTATCTGTGCTCCAGCATTTAAATCAAACATACTTTATAAAATAAAAAATTTACTAATAAAATGCAATTTATTTATTCTCATCATAAGTAAACCCTTTTATGTCCTCTCTACCCCAAACAAAGTATTTTTGTTTGTCATCCAAAGGTTCTGGTGGTAACAAAGATTTTTTTGAAACAAGTAAAGAAGAGTTTTCTGTAGAAACTACTAAAGGGTCTTTCAATCTATGGTATCCATATAGTTTTTGTTCAGGTGGTACATTTGTATCTAAAAACGGAGAGTTGTGTGCAACCTCTATTTTCATACCTTTTGCTATACCAGTAGCTACCCAAAACTCACAACAAGCTCTACCAGCCTCAGCAAAGTGAGGTGTTTTTTGATAACTAAAATCTATGCCAAAAATATGCAAAGAACCAACTTCGTTTGCTACAGCAAACGCTATAGCGTAAGCTGTTGTATTATTAAGGTAAGCTAAACCAGTTGTTGTAATAACATTTTCAAGAGGGTATTCTACAACCCCTGGACACCTTTTATCTTTTTCACAACTGTAAATAGGACCTTTATGGTTTTTAAGTATTTTTTGCATGATTTTAGTTTGTTTACCCGCTTTGATATCATCCAAAAACCTAGAAGGTGGATCCATCATAAACACCCTATCATGATAAATAATACCAGACATTGAGTTTATTACCCAAGTTTCGTCGTATTCTTCACTCCGCATTTTTGATAATATAAAATCAGAAAATGTAAGACCCAGTCCTACTAAAGCTACTTTCTTCCCCTTCAAGTCTTTTTTCATTTACATCATGTTCTTCTTGCAGAAACTAAACCTTGTCTATAAGCGTCAGAATTTTCTCTTGCTTCTCCATAATCTTTTAATCTTAACAACGATTCTTGAAACCTAGCTAAATAAATTTTAAAAATATCATCGTCACCTTTCATAAAAGTGTAAGCCTCGCATAAAGCACCATACAACATAGCATCTTGAGCATTAGTTCCTAGCCAAGAAGTACCATCGCTCGTAGCAGTAATAGAAGTCGGTCTATAATAATAATGAAGTTCTGTAGAAAAATCACTACTAGGTGTAGGTGCAAGAATAAAATTACTCACATCAAACAAAGCATAATATCTAGGGTTACCAGTTGTAGTTGTTCCTTTGGGAGTAAAGGTTTGCAAAAAATTAACGTCTTTTTGTAATAAAAATTCTGTTTCCGCATCAGAATTAGTAAACGACAAAGAAAAAGAGGCTAAATAATCATCAGGCACTTGTAAAAACTTATTGCCAGTTGACATAGTTCCCGTAACATTTTTTCTAAAATAATCTAAATCAACTTGTTTTAATATTCTTTCTTCAGTTGTAATAATAAAATTATTTAAATTATTTACAAAAGTAGATTCTGTGTTTTGTGTGTAATCTTGTATTGCGTTTTTTAAAGTAGTAAATGTCCAACTCATGAAGTCACCACGCTAACTTGTCCTATACCACTTGTGCCATGGATAGATTTGTTTTGTATACCATTATCACTTAAAAAGGTTTCACTAACTAAAACAGTGTTTGTTTCTGGTTGTGGAGACCTTGGATCCATTAAAGCCTGAGGTTCATATGGTGGGCGTTTAGGTTCTAGTTGTGGGTGTTTAGCCTCGTATTCACTTCTATGAACTACAAAACCATTCCATTCTTTAACTCTTTCCCTGTACGGAAATTCCATACCACTTCTGTCGGATATAAACTTAGAATATTTTCCACTAGCGTATTTCATATTAATTGGTAATAAGTGCTACTTGGTGTTAAACTTAAACTAGAACGGTCTCTATCTTCTGCAGCCGCTCTTTCAAACTCTTCTTCGTACACTGCTTTTAATAATTTTACTCTATCAGGTGCTTTTTTCATAGCGATATAGTAGGCTAATCCAGCTGTTAAACAAGGATAAAATCTAAAGGGTACATCAACAGTATTGACATCTGCGTCTGCGTCTTCAATCCTTGTTAATCGGTCAAACACTAATTTTAAGGAAGAAGAATTTGGTGTTGGCCACAATCGTAAAGTTGGTGTAATTTGTCTGTCAACATAAAACTGACTTGGAGTAGAGGTACTGCGTTTATTTGATATAGAAAGAAAAGTGTCTCTACTTACTCTTGTTATAGAAGTATCTGTTTGATTAGATGTTCCGTCGTTTTGTCTTACAACAGCGGATAAAATATCTATGCTAGAAGTAATATCAGAAAAATTTACTGTACCACTAGAAGTAGTAGAAGCTGAGCTTGTTCCTCCTGTTATTGTTTCCGCTGAAGAAAAAGTTCCTGACGGAACTGTAATAGCAAGTGAAGTTGAAGAAGGTACGCTGGTTATTGAAGCTGTTGCAGAGCTTGTTCCTCCTGTTATTGTTTCTCCAACACTAAAACTAGAAGAAGACGCAACTGATAATGTAAGTGTTCCTAACGGATACTCACTTATACCACTAGCTAAATTGAGAGATTCTTGGCTAATAGTCCAGCGGTTTAAACCTCTGTTAGCCCAATCAGCAAACAATATGTTTAAAGAACGCCTAGCAGTTTTAAGGTCGTAACCAGTTCTTACTTCAAGACCACAACGCTCAAAAGACTCTTCTATATAGTCAGCTACATCTAATTCAAAATCTTTTGAAGAAGAAGTTGTCATGATTTTTTTCTCCTTGTTAGTTTTGCTGCGGCAAAGTTAGCCTCTGTAGGAGCTCCTTTAGCACCTTTTTTACGCATTTTACCGCCTCTTTTTCTTTTAGCGTGTATATTAGCGTATAAGCCTTTTCTAACCATTAGCTGTATGGTCCTTTGATTACTTTACCACCTTTAGCGTAATTTTTCTTTTTCATCATACCACCTTTAGCAAAGTTTTTCTTTTTCATCATACCTCCGCCCATCATTTTTTTCTTGTCCATCATACCTCCGCCCATCATTTTTTTCTTGTTCATCATACCGCCACCAGCCATCATTTTTTTATTTTTCATTTTTATCTCCTGAATAAAGGTTATTAAAAGTTATATTTGCATCCATGTAACTATCATGGGATTCTGCTGAGTGTGTCCACTGACTAGGTTTAAAGTCAGGTGGTCCTTCTCCAGTTTCCCATAACGCAGGACTAGTTGCTCTAACCCTGTTATTAGGTAAGGCTACAATATTACCTGTCCACTTACCAGCATCAATTAATTCTATTACATGGGACTGCTTATGTTGAGCAGGATCATCAGCGATAGAATTATTTGTGTAATCAATTGTAAACATATATTTACCAGTATAAAACTTTCCATCTATTTTGCAACGCCAAGGAGAAGAACTTGTTCTTTCTATAACAATGCACGAATGATCTCTTGAGGAACAATCCCAAGGTTGTACTAAATGTGTTTGCATAACATCTGGCCATTCCTCAAGTGGGGTGTCTGCAACTAAAGCACTAATAGGCATTCTAGCCCACATAGCACCACCGTGAACATTTGTTTCGTCAGGTGAATTATCAGATTCGCAACCTGTAAAGATTACTTGAAAACTTAAACACCTATCAGGTATTGTATTTACAGCTACAGCCATAGCATGAAGATATTCTCCATGATACTTTTCATGATTAGCTGTAAATTCTTTTCTAACCCAACATTTAAAATAAGGTATATTACTAATTAAGTAAGACATATTTTTTAGGCTTTTGTAGTTTTCTTTTTCTTTTTGCCTTTACCAAAAATATGAGCGTCAACTTTTGCAGCTTTTCCACCAGTAAGCACAGAGTTCACTCTAGCCATAGCCCATTGGTTAGGTGTAGTTCCTGGTCTATGACCCGTTCTATAAGCCGCTAACCCTTTGTTATATACTCTACCTAATTGCCCAGCAGTTACATTTTTACCTTTGGCTCTCGCTTTTTTAGCTTTTTCAGCTAAAGTTTTTTTAGTTTTCGCACTTAACGCCATTTTAGCCTCTTTTTTTCTTCTTAGCTTTTAAGATAGCTGCTTGAAGAGATTTAGGTAATTTTTTCTGTTTAGCTGATAAACCGTTTGTTTTACCATTTTTAGCAAAATTTTTTTTATTTTTAGTTTTTTTAACCATACATCCTCCTAAATTTTTTGGTATGTTTAGATTCTTTCGTTTTTCTTCTCTTTCCACCAGCAGTAAAATCAGTAGCAAATTTATATGCTGAAGGATCTTTTGAAGATTTTCTTGCGTTTTTGTTAATTTCTTTTCTCCGTTTAGCTAACTCTTTACCAGATAAACCAGCTAAATATTTTTTTGGAATCTTTACTTTTTTCTTTCTCTTTGTTCCCTTGGATATTTGTTTTGTCATTTGGGAGCGTGTAATTGGCATCAGATTGTAGTAAGAACAATAGCACAGAGTTGAACAATCGCTAATGTTACAATACCCCATATTTTATTATTAAGAGAATCAATATCTTTTTTCATATGAGCAAGATGGTTGTTTTCTATAGTATTTACTTTTTCCATGATAACTTTTACATCTGTTTCTAGGTTTGATATTTTTTCTGAATCTTTTCTTGTTACCATGCCTTACAACTCCAGTATCTTGCACTAAACTTATCTTTAGCAGTAGCACAATTATGTCTAGCACGAAAGGATTTTCTTCGTGCTGGGATATCTTTTTTTATCTTCATATTAGGGTCACCAAACCTAACAAGTTTTATATTTGATCCAACTTTTGCTAAAACAGCTGATTTTTTAGGTCCAGAAGGTGTTTTTTTGGGTTTGTTAAAACCAGAAAAAGTTTCCCCTCTATAAACAATTTTACCACTAGGTGTTCTTTTTACATCTTTTGTAGTAGCCATTATGCAACCTTTCTTTTGGTTTTTTTCTTTTGTTGGTTTATAAAAGTTCTGTATACACCAGCCGCTCCCGTTTTTCCAGCAACTCTTGCTCTTTGCTCCATCGCTATTGCTGCTTGGGTTTTATGAGCATGGGTTTTCCCAGAGTTTTTTATTTTACTCACTGATTTTTTAGCATCTGCTACCGTAGCAAATTTCAAACCTCTTATCGTGCCTTTAGGGTTTTCATCTGTGTATAAATCAGAATGTTTTTTACTACCAACTGGTTGTCCCTTTTTTCTTGGTATGCGTTTATTGGTACTAGCCATATTAAGACAAGAAAAATGTTATTGAATCGATAGCAGTAAGAGTGGTCAACTGAGGATTAGTATTACATTTTATACCCTCATCTGGAATAGTAATAGAATCCGTTTGTGAGGTTGTAGAAGCAATACTTAAAACAGTATCTCCTGCTGCACCATCTTTTACAATAAAAGCAGGACTACCTGAACTGTTAGTTTTTAAGTAAATACCAACAATTCTAGATGGTCCTGCAAAAATAGCTCCTGTGCTTGTTAATGTGACTGCTTTGACATCAGATCCAGCCATTTATTTCTCCTTAATTTTTCCTTCCAAAACAGCAGCTTTATATTCCGCACTCCACTTTGGAAAGTTAATTGTTTCAGTAGGTTTGGTCGTTTTTGTTTCTTTTTTCTTAATAGTTTTTATCATAAGCTACTCCTAAGAACCAGCGTATGTTACACCACGATCTTGAGCAACCATAATATAATCTATAGACATCGACTTTGTTCCTGTAGCGTTTCCAGAAATTTCCATCGCTGCCGCAGTCATATTAGCTGTCGGTATATTAGTAGTGTGTGTTCCAACAAGTTTCCTATTGATAAAATACTGAACAGTATCAGTGGAAGTTCCTTTTGTAGCAACAAAACTTACAGTGACATTTGTATCATCAGCAAAATCATTTGTTGTTCCTGACAAAGTTGTATCAGTTTCTGTGCCACCAGACTCTGAAATTAAATGAGGAGTAGCGTCCCCATCATCAATTTGAAAACCAATTCTATTAGCAGCAGCTAAACAGTTTTCTGGGTTTGTTGCAAAGTTTTCACAAATACCAATAAACAAATCCATCTGATCAGCATCAGACATAGAAAAACGAGCTTCAAAATAAAGTTTTTCACCGTCAGTAGAAGGTAAAGCAAATATTTCATTACCTTGAATAGAACTACCATCATTATCTGTAGTGGCTTGTGAAGAAAGTTTTACTGAACCGTTTAAAACATCTGCGTCTATTGCAACAGCAGCACTTGAATCTTTTACAACAGTCCAATCGTTTGTAGTATCTAAAGCTACACCAGTAAAGTCATCCATATAAATAACTTGATCAGGCCATGCTTTAATGTTTAAATTTTCTAATGTAGGTCTAGCATTGGAAAATAATACTGGACCCGAAAAATGTGTTTTACCCATATCTTAGTACCTCCTAACGAAAGGGTTTTGCTCTAGAGTCTTCGTTAGCGTCTGCTCAGCCAGTCGCTAGAGCTGTTAATCTGAGATAAATTTATAATACCTAAAAAAAGGGTGACACGCAAGTCACCCTTTTATTTAGTCTAACTTTTAAGAAAGTTACGCTCCAGGAGAGCCGAATACACAACGAGGATCGGATACACCAAAACTGTATCTTTCTCTTGCTTTGTATCTAACATTTCCTGTATCAAAATCACCTTCCATAGATGTTTTGATAGCTGCTCTTTCAAAATGTTTAAAACCATTAGGAGCGTCTGTTTTAATAAAGAACGCATCCGTATCAGTCAAGAAATTATTTACTACATATCCATCAGGTAACATACCCATGTTTCTCATAGCATTAACATCATTATCTGAAGTTCCTGGTCTTAAGTTGCTTGCCATTAAACGCTCAGCTACAAATTGCAACGCAGAA